CTGCGATTGCTGCTACACCTTGTTGGTATAATGCAATTTTTTCTTTCCAAAGTTCAATTTTTAATAAATCTGCTTGTGATGATGGGTTAGTAAGGGCTAAAGTAAAGTTAGATAATTCATCCTCAAATCCTAATAAAAATAAATGTATGATTGCAATTTTATTTAATTCGGCAATCATAGATTTTTGAATTTTATTAATTGTTCTTGCAAAACGAATATCTTGTAACGATAAATTCTTACCATCTCCGGTTGTTTCTTCAAACCCTAAAAAGGCTTTTGGTACACGAAGAGCTGTTAATAATTTCTTTTGAATGTATTCTATATCGGCGATTTCCGCTAAATTTTGTGCTCCCGGTAATGTTTCTATTGGGGATGCTGCGGCTGGGTCACGAACAGGAATAAAATAATCTTGGTCAACAGCCATTTGATTAAATCTCATATCCACGTTTCCAGTTTTAGAATCCACAACTTGGTCTCTTTTAAATTTGTTTGCAACACGTTGTACATATGGTTCAACATCTTTGTCATCCATATTACCAACAAAAACCTTAAATACACGTCTTTCAGGTGCTCTTGAAGTTCTATAAATTAACATTGCATCTTCAGATAACAATAACTGTTTCCAAATACGTCTTGCTTTTTCTAACATAGAAGTTCCATAAGGAAGTTTTCTATCATCACCCAATAATCTAAAGTGAGCTATCTCCCAAGAGTTGAACTCCATATCTTTTGCTTTCCACTTGAATCTTAATCCTTTGTTTTCTGCCGGTTCATCAATATTTGCCGATTTGGCTGCCATACCTCTTTCCAAACGTTCTATTTCAATGTTTGGTAATTGCATACATCCAACAATACCTTTATCTGAATCCAATTTTAAATAAACAAAATTGTCACCATATTTACAAGTATTTCTTGTCCACATAGTTAAATTTGTATTAACATCTAATACGTTGTTAAATAAATCGGCTAGTATAGATTTTATTCTTTTTGATTCAGAATAAATTTGTAACATATGTCCATTTTCATCTACAGTTGTTGATTCTTCACCATAGATGTCTAAGGCTGCAGATATCTCAGGAGTATACTCCATACTTTCATAATCGTAAAACGATGCTAAACGAGTTGGTTCATAATAAACAGCTTGAGTATATAAATTACTTTCAATTTTAGTCCATTGGTTGGATAAATAATACGTTTGTTGAGCTTGTAATTTTTCTCTTTCGTATTCCGCCTGTGAAGTAGTTTTTAATAACTCTTTTTTATCTAATTTGTATGTTGGGTAGTCTTGATTTAACAACGAGTTTGGCCCGAATGCTTGTGAGAGCCTCTGCCAAACCGTTAAATCTGTATTTTGATTATTTTCCATATTCTAAATTTAAATATAATTTTACTTATATAAATAGTTTACTTTGTTCTAATATGTCCCTTTATTACTTATTGTGAGTTAAAACATTATTTGCAAAATACAAGTTACTATTATTAACGTCAATGTCGTAAACCGTTGTTGGTTCTGTGATTGTAACTAATGATGTAATTTCAAATTCACTATTATCCATATCTAATAATACATCACCAACATTTAATTCAGATGTTGTTCTGATGTACCAAACACCATTTTGTTTAACAACGTGGTTATGAGAATCAGTAGCAATTAATCTACCTTCATTAATATTAACAACTGAATCAAATTCGTATGTTGTAAAATTAATTACTGTTGATGTTGAATCAACATAATTCAATGTGTCACTACTCCAAGAGTACCATTCATTTGATGGTTGTGGCATTCCTGAAACATCAATAGATTTAAGTACATCATTCACTAGAACATCTTGTATTAGTTTAGTTGACCCATCGGATAATGTTATTATAGTATCAGAAACTAAACATCCTCCACTACACAAAGAACAAAGTCCAAAAAATGTACCGTCCCAATATCTTCGATTTGTTCCATCACTATACCACCCCGCAGTTGCAGGAGATAAATAACAATTACCCATTCCGTCACCCGAATTTAACATTGTTGCTGAACACAAATCACAACTATCGGCACAATTAAAATCAAGTGCTGGGAAATTACAAACAATAGAAGCACTTGTACCATAATTAAAGTCTGTTACACATAAAAATGGTGTTGGTGGTGTTGTTGGTGTTGGGGTCGGTGTTGGTGGAGGTAAACAACAATCGTATCCAGCTATTTCCCAAAAACCACTACCATCACCACCGGTTTTTACAACACTATCTTCTTGAGCACAAACATCTACCGGTAATCCAAATTCAGATACACCTTGATTTGTTACGACTCCCGCACAATTAACATATTGATAATTTGTAAACCCAATGTAAGGGGCTGGAAATATTGATTCGGTGTAATATAATGTATAACACACACATAATATTGCAACTTCTTGAGTCGGTGTTGGTGTTACAGTTCTAGTTGGCGTATTTGTAGGAGTTATTGTTGGTGTTACAGTTGGTGTTACAGTTCTCGTAGGTGTGATTGACGGTGTGTTAGTTAATGTTATTGTCGGTGTTACAGTTTTTGTTGGTGTAATTGTTGGAGTATTACTCGGAGTATTACTCGGAGTGTTAGTCATTGTTGGCGTCATTGTATTTGTTGGCGTCATTGTGTTTGTAGGCGTATTTGCCGGTGTTTTAGTCATTGTTGGCGTCATTGTATTTGTTGGCGTCATTGTGTTTGTAGGCGTATTTGCCGGTGTTTTAGTCATTGTTGGCGTCATTGTATTTGTTGGCGTCATTGTGTTTGTAGGCGTATTTGCCGGTGTTTTAGTCATTGTTGGCGTCATTGTATTTGTTGGCGTCATTGTGTTTGTAGGCGTATTTGCCGGTGTTTTAGTCATTGTAGTCGTCATTGTATTTGTTGGAGTCATTGTGTTTGTAGGCGTATTTGCCGGTGTTTTAGTCATTGTTGGCGTCATTGTATTTGTTGGCGTCATTGTGTTTGTAGGCGTATTTGCCGGTGTTTTAGTCATTGTTGGCGTCATTGTATTTGTTGGAGTCATTGTATTTGTTGGCGTATTTGCCGGTGTTTTAGTCATTGTTGGTGTCACTGTGTTTGTTGGAGTCATTGTATTTGTTGGCGTATTTGCCGGTGTTTTAGTCATTGTTGGTGTCACTGTGTTTGTTGGAGTCATTGTGTTTGTAGGCGTATTTGCCGGTGTTGATGTTCTAGTTGGCGTCATTGTATTTGTAGGCGTCATTGTATTTGTTGGCGTATTTGCCGGTGTTGATGTATTTGTAGGTGTCATTGTGTTTGTAGGAGTATTTGTTGGTGTTGATGTATTTGTAGGAGTCATTGTATTTGTTGGCGTATTAGTTGGAGTAATTGTATTGGTTGGGGTAATTGTTTGAGTCGGAGTCATTGTATTTGTAGGTGTCATTGTGTTTGTAGGCGTCATTGTGTTTGTAGGCGTTTGTGTTGGTGTTTCTGTTTGAGTTATAGTATTAGTAGGTGTCATTGTATTAGTTGGTGTCATTGTATTAGTTGGTGTCATTGTATTTGTAGGAGTTTGTGTTGGTGTTTCTGTGTTTGTTGACGTGATTGTGTTTGTAGGTGTCATTGTATTTGTAGGTGTTTGTGTAGGGGTTAATGGAATACACGGATTAACCGCAATACATAAAAGACAACTTGCGTATAACGAAATAGTTGTCAATTCATATTGGTTATCATATGCTGGACCACTAACTGCTGTAACACATCCATTGAATCCATTAGTTGTAATATAATATATCTCTCCAGCAGTAATCGGTATTGTAACACCACCTACTTTATATCTAATTGTTGGATAACAACAATCTTGGAAATATTCAATTGTTGGAGGTAATGATGTAGGTGTCGGTGTAGGTGTCGGTGTTTGAGTTTGAGTATTTGTTGGTGTAGAAGTATTTGTAGGAGTTTGAGTTTGAGTAACAGTATTTGTTGGTGTGTTTGTCGGGGTTTCCGTATTTGTTGGTGTTGGTGTGTTTGTTGGGGTTTCCGTATTTGCCGGTGTTGATGTATTTGTAGGTGTTGGTGTGTTTGTTGGGGTTTCCGTATTTGTCTGTGTTGGTGTCATTGTTAGGGTTTCTGTTATTGTAGGTGTTATTGTGTTAGTAGGGGTAATAGTATTTGTCGGTGTTTGTGTAGGGGTTGGGGATAAACAAGGAACTACTAACGAACAAGTTTTATCGTAATTATATATATAAATTAGGTATGTACCATAGTAATTTTCAGTTTCATAATTATATGGTAAAATAACATTACCAACATTAACAACGCCCCCCGAACAAGGGTAAAAGATAATGTCGGCCAATTGTCCGTCATAATTTGTTGTTAATATTTCTATAATTGTTCCCATATATTTTTATTTATTTAAATTGTATTATAACACGCTGCCGGAGAAGTTAATACCGACCAAGCGGCGTTACTTTGAACTAATGGTATGTCACTTCCATCCCAATATTTAAGTGACCTCCAATTCTCAACAGTCCATACCTGAGTACCTATTTTAACAGTACTATAAATATTTCCTTCATAGTCACTAACTGTGTCTCCTGGTGACCAACTATTAGGGTCTATTTTAACAAATCTAACTGAATATCCACCACGTTGAGGAGTACTAGTTACACTTGTCGTTATACCTGAAGAATTATAACTAAAAACCATTGAACCATAGGCTAAATCACCTGCATTTGTATATCCTCCAAGTAACATATTAAAATCATAACCAGTTAGTGTCATACCACCAGAAGAAAACCTTCTACCATTTGGTAACGCACTAAATCCATATTCATCCGTCGCACCTAAATTAGGTGATAACCATCTAGGTTGTGCTGTTGGAACAGTTCTTGTACTTTTTAATTTACCACCATTAACTGAAACAAAACTTCTTAAAATAAGAGCATCCCCCGATGTTAATCCACTAGTGTAATATTCAGGTACTCTCCAACCCGGAGGTGCGAAATTACTAACTTGATTAATGGTGTCTAAATATAAAAATCCATAATAAGAAACGGATGATGGTATTTGAGTTGGTGTAGGTGTTAATGTTGGTGTATTTGTAGGAGTTTTAGTTAATGTTGGTGTATTTGTAGGAGTTTTAGTTAATGTTGGTGTATTTGTAGGAGTTTTAGTTAATGTTGGTGTATTTGTTGGTGTTTGAGTAGGAGTTTTAGTTGGTGTTGTCGTGTTTGTCGGTGTCGCAGTATTTGTCGGTGTCGCAGTATTTGTTGGAGTTTGTGTAGGAGTTTCAGTTATAGTTGGTGTTTGTGTAGGAGTTTCAGTTATAGTTGGGGTTGGTGTTTGTGTAGGAGTTTCAGTTATAGTTGGGGTTGGTGTTGGGGTAACATCAGGACAAGCGTAAGAATTACTACACTCAAAGCAACTAATAAATGTTTCAAAACTTATAATATTATATTGGTTTGTATATGATGGTCCGCTTATTGCTGTTGTACAACCACTAAACCCATCTGTTGTAATGTAATATGATTCCCCTATTGTAATTGATGTTACAAAACTACCAACTTTATATATGTTAGGGGTACAACAATCTTGGAAATAATTAATATCCGGTGGTAATGGAGATGGGGTTATCGTTGGTGTAGGAGTTTGAGTTGGGGTTTCAGTTATCGTTGGTGTAGGGGTTGGTGTTGATGTGTTTGTTGGAGTAGGTGTTGGAATACAAGTTGAACTACCAACACACATAGAATTATTTAATATTGTATATGTACTATTAATTGACGGGTAAGAATATAGTAAATTGTCTTTATAATAGTATAAATTTATCACACCTATTGACGTATTCATACAGTGATAGTATGTTCCTGGTGTGCTGTATTCATCAAAAATCGAACCACCACTACAATTTGACCCAAATACTGAGTTCGCAAATCTTACAACACCATTTAATAACGGGTTACTTGTATTGCCTGTTGCTGAATCAATATCTAATTGATTAATTACTACTTCAACACATCTACAATTAATACCAAAACTTGGTGTTACTGTTGGAGTTATAGTTGGGGTAACGGTTAATGTTGCGGTATTTGTTGGTGTTACGGTATTTGTTAGTGTTAATGTCGGTGTTGGAGTATTTGTTGGGGTTGATGTGTTTGTCGGTGTAGGTGTAGGAGTTGGAGGTATATTGAAAGTATAATCAATATACACCGGCTCATTATAATTAAAAATTGTGTTGGCTGATACTATTTCAACTAAGACATCTCCAACTTCACTAAAGTTCCAATAATAATTAAATCCAAAAGGTGACCCTAAATCATTATATTGTATTGTTGATGGATTACCACTAAAAATTGCTGAAACATTATTTTGACATATATTTAAAGTAAAATAATTACCAACTAGATTTGAAAAATACGATGTTCTGTCAACCCCATAATAATCAATCACATTAAAATATAAGATACCTCCACTAACAATTTCATCCGGATTATTTGTTGGTTGTTGTAAATTTTCATTCCCAAATAAAATATTACCCACTAATGGAGCGTCAAATATGTTGTATAAATTATAAGGTACCCCAACACAACCAATATTTGTTGGTGTCGGAGTGTTTGTTGGTGTCGGAGTGTTTGTTGGTGTTTGTGTCAGTGTTGGCGTTGGTGTATTTGTTATTGAACTAACAACATATGTGAAGTCACAAGTTAATGTTGTTGTAGTCGGCGTCATTGTCGGTGTTTGTGTAAGAGTCGGTGTGTTTGTTGGTGTTGGAGTATTTGTTGGGGTTGTAGTTTGAGTTGGAGTTTGAGTTGGAGTGTTTGTTGGGGTTTGTGATGGAGGATTACCCCCATTTACAGGAGTTTGTTTTGGGAATACCTTAATTAAGTCAGGGGTTACATTTTTTATGTTATAAATTCCTTGATTATCCACATAAAGTTTAGAGCCTGCAAATACGTTACCGGATTTTTTTCTACTAGCAAAAAAACCTGACTTAAAATTGTTTTGAACAATAAATCCGTTTGGTTTGTTTTCTTCGTTTAAATCAAGATTTATATTTACGGAAACATCAATACTTCTCTTTCTATCTGAGATACCCATTTATTCTTTTTAAATAAATATTACATTGTGCCGAATAACCATCCATATTTTTGATAATCCTCACGACTAGCCTGTTGTCCATTAAATTGATTTATTCTATCTTGATAATGTGGTATAACAGGGTTAAAATTAATATTTTCTTTAATTGCCTCATTATTATTAACAGACCAAGAATTAATCATCGCTTTAGTTTGTTCAGTAACCTTTGTTAATTTACTAAAAGAAGATTCGGCAACATAAGTTGCCATAGCAAGTGACATAATTAAATCATCGTGATGTCCTTTTTGGTGGTCAGGACGACCATTGATATATACAAAGGTGTTCATTTCATTATATAAACGAGAACTATATATTCTAAATTTATGTCTCATCACCTCTTCAAATGATGCAATTATTTGAACCCTTTTATTATTAAAATTTATTCCGGGAATTTTATCCATTGCTTTTGGGTCGTATTTCCATTTGTTGGATAAATCAATTCCGTCAACATATAAATCACGATAATTCATTTCTTGGAGTTTTCTTGAAGTTGAAACTCCCATACCTCCGGTGATATCGATTACCACAAAACAGGAATATATTGTAGCCCATTTAAGACAAATTTCAGCCATCGTATCAGGAGGTAATTTACCAACATATTCGGCAACTTGTTCTTGTTCATCAAAATCAATAATTTGGAATGAACTAAAATCTTCCGAATCCCCACGAGAAACGTCAACACCCATAATGTATTTATGTCCAACAACCGGTTCTTTCCAAATCCAAAGAGCGTTACCCATTAATTTGTTAGTTGGTTCTAATATTTGATTTTCACGAATGTTTTGCATCATAAGAGAATCAAATACGTTATCTCCGGAACCTAAGAAGTTACATTCTAACTCCTGAGATACTTTACGTTTATCGTATTTTAATTTTTTAACCATCGCCTCAAACCAAGATGAACAAGGTTTGTATCCGTCAGCCATTAATAATTTAACATCATCAAAGTTTCTGGCGTCGTATGATTTACTACCCCAATCAATAAAATCATTAGGGTTATATTCTTCTTTATTTAATAGATAATGAATTATGTTGTCCGTTTTAACAAAATATAAATCTTTTGTATATCTAGGGTCTCTATACCAAAACATTTCCGTAATTTTGAAATCATTCATATTACGTAACGCTTGGTCATATATTTCGTAGTAAATTGCATCATATCCGTTAGGTGTTGAAACCACAATTACTTTACCCCCCGTAGATAGGGACGCCATACAGGCAGACCAAAAGTCACTATCGGCTTCAATAAACGCCGCCTCATCAAATACAAGTATGGTAGGTGTAAATCCACGCAAGGCATCTTTAGATGTTGCAACAGCTTTAACCTCACATCCATTTGTTAATTTATAATGTCTTTGGGAATTTTTAGCTTTATCAAAATCCACACCTGTCCAAGACGGCCATTGTCCAACAAAGGATTTTATTTTGTTAGCCATCTCCAATGATGTATCCAACTTGTTGGCAATAATCAATATTTTTTCAGGAGTTTCTTTTCTTGCGAATACAAGTTTTTTAGACATCCAAGCCGCGGTAACTGTTGATACCCCGGCTTGTCTATATTTTAATGCTATGTTCTCATTGTATTCTTCGTAGTCATTAAGTAATGTTAACTGGTCCGGAAAAAGTTCTAAAGGAACATATTTTTTAACGGTGTTATCATAAGTTTCTAAATACGTTTTAAGTGCGTATTCAATATCTCTACTACATTTTACGTATTCTATTAATACTTGTTCTCTTGTTAAGTTCGACATACATACTGTTGTCGGTAATTTTTAGAACCCTAACGCAGATAAATCAATATCATCTAAGTCATCTAAGTCATCAAATCCGTAATCTCCATAATTTTCACTTTCATCTTCATCATCATTGTCATCAGACATTTTTGATTCGTAGTCGTGTTTTTTAAGGATTTCAACGATTTCGTTAACCATTCTATTTATTACCTCTTTTGCTTCTGGTTTATCGGCTATAATAGCTTTTGCTAATACCATAAAATCTTTCGCCTCTAATTGAGACAATTTCATAAATAAATATTGTTGAAGGTGTCTTTGGTCATCTTCATATAATTTGTCAGGCCAAGCTTCTCTGAATTTTTCCCAAAATATTGGACCTAATCTTGAATCCCATATTTCTG